CAATGAACCTCACTGCAGTCCAAGTGATCGAGCCTGTTTCACAGATCGATGACAGTGATGGCTTTGATGCTGTCGAGGACGGCTTTGTGGTCAGTGACTCTGACAGCTTCGATGCTCCGATGAGCGGTGCCCCTGATGGGCAGTTCAGCGCGGACTTCTAAGTCTCGCGGTATCAAACACGGCTATAGGTCTGGCCTGGAAGACAGGGCAGCGAAGCAGCTCACTGACGCCGGTAAGCCGGTCATCTACGAGCAAGAGAAGATAGCATTCACATGGCCGGCCAGGCCCACGACCTATAGTCCAGACTTCAAGATCGTCACCTCTTCAGGTGGCTTTTTTTATGTCGAAACCAAAGGCAGGTTCACTGTCCAAGACCGACAGAAACACCTGTTGATCCGCGAGCAACACCCCGAGCTCGACATCCGGTTCGTCTTCAGTAATCAAAACGCCAAGCTCTACAAAGGCTCGCCCACAACCTATTCGATGTGGTGCGAAAAGCATGGCTTTGTCTACGCCAACAAGACGATACCGGATGCCTGGCTCTCTGAATGACTTAAGGGAGACAGTCAGATATGGAACAAACGAAGGAGAGCACTTTCGTTTCACACGTTCCTTGCCCCAATTGTGGGAGTATGGACAACGCAGCGGAGTACGACGATGGGCACACGTACTGCTTCAAATGCCAGATCTACACGCCGGCAGATGAACCCGGTGGCGAAGGCTCTGAGGCGCCACAGGCCCAGCATCGTCAGAAGCAAAAAGACTTACAGCAGGGCACGTATCAAACGCTCAAAGCTCGAGGACTGAGCGAAGAGAGCTGCCGCAAGTTCGGCTACCAGGTGGGCCATGACGGCCACCAGCCAATCCAGATTGCAAACTACCGTGGCCCGAATGGTCAGGTGGTCGCGCAGAAGATACGCACCCCAGACAAGCAGTTTCGTATCCTGGGTGATGGCAAGAAGATGCCTTTCTTCGGCCAGCACCTTTGGAGCACCGGCAAAAAGCTGGTGATCTGCGAAGGCGAGATCGACACGATCACCGTCTCGCAGCTACAGAACCATCGCTGGGCGACTGTTGGTCTCCCTAACGGCAGTAGCTCAGCGGTGCGTTCTATCAAGGACAACTGGGACTACCTCGAAGGCTTCGAGGAAATAGTCATCATGTTCGACATGGACGAGCCTGGTCAGACGGCAGCGGTGAAGGTTGCTGAGATCCTGCCGGCAGGCAAAGCACGGCTCGCTCATCTGCCCTTGAAGGATCCAAATGAGTGCCTCCTTCAGGGCAAAGCGGCAGACGTCGTCCAAGCAATCTTCCAGGCTCGTGAGTACAGGCCTGATGGAATTGTGGCGGCGACAGATCTCAGAGACACCGTCAGCGAAGTCGATGCTGCCTCGACAATCACCTATCCCTTTGACCGCCTCCAGGAGATCACGAAAGGTCTTCGTCGGGGCGAATTGGTGACGGTGACGGCTGGATCTGGGATCGGCAAGAGCACCTTCATTCGCGAGCTTTGCTACCACCTTCACCATGAAATCGGTGAACCGCTCGGAATGATGATGCTCGAGGAGAGCACCAAGCGTTCACTGCTTGGTTTGGTCGGAATACATCTGTCGAAGAACATCACTGTCGATAGATCCGACGTGACCGACGAAGTGATCGAAGAGGCTTTTGACGAGTTATTTCCTCCGGCTCGTCCATTGTACCTTTTCGATCACTTCGGCTCATCCGACCTCGATGTTATCTGCAACCGGATCCAATACATGGTCCGCGCCCTGGGTGTCAGGTTCTGCATCATCGATCACATATCGATCCTTGTGTCCGGCCTGGCCACCAACGATGAGCGAAAGCTGATCGACATGGCGATGACCAGGCTGCGGACCCTGGTCCAGGAGCTCGACATAGGGCTCATCATCGTATCGCACCTGCGCCGCCCTGAGGGCGACAAGGGCCACGAAGACGGCGCCAAGGTACGCCTGGGCCAGCTACGTGGATCCCACAGCATCGCGCAGCTGAGCGACATCTGCATCTCACTGCAGATCGATCCCGACAACCCCGACGGAAACACCCGCCACCTACACGTCCTAAAGAACCGATGGACAGGCGAGACTGGCTTTGCCGGCACCGTTTCCTTTGATCGAGACAGTGGCCGTCTACGGCCTTCTGAGGAGCTGTTTTAACGATGAACACACACGATTTCTGTATGGCCTTCGTCGAGGCCATGCAACGCACCAGCTGCCCGAAATTACGCCGCAGCTACCAGCTCAAGATCCGCGAGCGTCTTCTTGCGGATCCATGGGCCTACACAGGTGACTTGCGTCTCGCTGTCGCCAGTGAAATTGCAAAGGGGAACATAGCCAATGAAAGACTTTGACGATTACCAGTGGGCCTGCACGGCGACTGCCAAGTATCCCGATGGCCAGGAGTATGAATACCTGGCCCTTGGCCTGTGTAGTGAGGCCGGTGAGGTCGCTGACAAGCTCAAGAAGCTGATCCGCGACAATGACACCAAGCTTGAAAAGCTAACCTTCGAGCAGCGCAAGGCGATCATCGCTGAGCTTGGCGACGTGCTTTGGCGGTGTCATCGGCGGGTCAGGTGACGATAGATGACAGAGCGATTGTTCTTCGACCTGGAGAGCAACGGCTTACTCGATACCATCAACCGCATCCACTGCATCGGGATCCTCAATCTCGATACTGGTGACTATCGGGGTTACAAGCCGGACGAGGTTGACAGCGCACTGCTGCGTCTCTCCAAAGCTGATGAGATCATCGGCCACAACATCATCAACTACGACATTCCAGCCATCCAAATCGTCAAGCCTGGCTGGAACACAGAAGCGAAGATCACCGACACGCTGATCCTTTCCCGCCTCATTTACTCCGACCTAAAACGCGAAGACTGGGATGCCGCTAGGGACATGCCTAAGCGTCTCTATGGCAGCCACAGTCTCGCCGCATGGGGTCACCGGCTGCGGAACCACAAGGGTGACTATAGCGGCGGCTGGGAGAGCTGGAACGAGGAGATGCACGAGTACATGGAGCAGGACGTCCGTCTGACTGCTCACCTGTATCGGATCTTCAACGTAGACAAGGTCAGTGAAAGAGCCATCGAGCTTGAGCACCAGGTAGCCTGGATCACTGACGCCATCGGCAACGCCGGCTGGACCTTTGACGAAGCTAAGGCCGGCAAGCTGTTCGCAGAGCTGGCAGCACGTCGCCAGGAGCTGAGCAGTGAGCTGCAGGATTTGTTTGAGCCCTGGGAGGTCACTGAGACCTTCATCCCAAAGCGCAACAACAAGACTATGGGCTACGTCGAAGGTGTTCCATTCACTAAGCGCAAGACTGTCTACTTCAACCACATGAGCCGCCGGCAGATCGAGTTTTGTCTACGTCGCAAGTATGGCTGGGAGCCAAAGCTTCTGACCAACGACGGTCATGCACAGATCGATGACGTAGTCCTGGCAAGCCTTCCTTACCCAGAGGCCAAGCGGCTGTCTGAGATCTTCTTGATCCAAAAGCGTATCGGTCAGTTAGCTGAAGGCAAGCAGGCCTGGCTGCAGAAGGTTGAGAAGGACGGAAAGCTACGTCACCGAATCATCAGTGGCGGCTGTATATCAGGCCGCGCCAGTCACGTTGGGCCTAACCTCGCCCAGGTGCCTAGCGTCCGGCAGCCCTACGGAGAGCAATGCCGTGAGCTGTTCACTGTCCAGCCTGGTTACAGCTTGGTGGGATCTGACCTGTCTGGCCTCGAGCTGCGATGTCTGGCTCACTTCCTCAACGATGGGGGCGCATATGCAAAAGAGATCCTCAGCGGAGATATACACAGCGCAAATCAGCACTCAGCGGGGCTCGACACGAGAGATCAGGCGAAGACCTTTATCTACTGCCTCATCTTTGGAGGTGGAGACCGCAAGCTCGGAGAAGTGGTGGGATCTAGTCCTGCGGCTGGCCGGAAGCTACGAGACAACTTCTTTGAAGCCGTCCCAGCGTTCCGCGAGCTCAAAACACAGCTCGGAGTAGCAGCCGAAAAGGGGTGGATCTACGGCCTGGACAAGCGCCGGCTGAAGGTCCGTAGCCAACACTCTGTCATGTCCACACTCATCCAGTCAGCCGGCGCCGTGCTTTGCAAGCAATGGCTGGTGGAGATCGATCACGCAATCAAAGAAGCCAACCTCGATGCTCAGGTGATCGCCTGGGTACATGACGAGGTCCAGATCCAAGTAAAGAAAGGAGACGAGGATGTCATTGGTGATATCGCTCGAAGAGCAGCGCAAAAAGCGGGAGAAGCTTTCAGCTTCAAATGCCCCATCGGAGCGGAGTATGCCATCGGGCAAACTTGGCGAGATACCCATTGATCCTGACAGCGATGGCTCTTCAGAGCTTGGGCTGATGATGCTCTACGACGTCTGTAATGAGGCTTTGGAAAGAGGCATTAGCACCAAAGGGAATTACGCCAGGAAAGCTGCCAATCCGATCGCAATCGCTGCAACTGAGGGTCTCATCACAACCAAGATGACCGAAATGCATTACGGCAACCGCTGGCTCCTCACTGAGGACGGCGCAGACTTCATGGTGGATCTCGAAGATGCTTATTGTTGACGCCGACCTGTACCTCTACCGCTGCACCGCAGCAACGGAGGAAGAGACGGACTGGGGTGACGATGTATGGTCTCTGACCAGTGATCTGAAGATCGCCAAAGATCTATTCACGACGCAGATCGCAGAGTTCAAAGCTCGGCTCGATGACGATGATGTCATCCTCTGCCTTTCCTCACCGTCCAACTTTCGCAAGGTGCTCGATCCTTCATACAAGTGGCAGCGCAAGAAGACCAGGAAGCCCCTGGGCTACGTCGCAATGCTGGACTGGGTGCAGCACCACTATCGCACCTTCCAGAAGCCTGGACTTGAAGCCGACGACTGCATGGGCATCCTAGCCACCAAGCCGGACAACATCGGTAAGGGCATCATCGTGTCTGACGACAAGGACATGAAGACAATCCCTGGCCGGCTATATCGGCCTGTCAGCCAGGAGCTGCTCGAGGTGTCTGATGAAGACGCAGACAGGGCATTCTTTACCCAGTGCCTGGTTGGTGACCCAGCAGATGGATACCCAGGCCTGAAAGGCTATGGCCCACGCACTGCTGAAAAGCTCCTGGGTAGCAGGCCTACCTGGCAGAAGGTTGAGCAAGCCTACATCAAAGCCGGTCTTTCCAGAGATGACGCACTGCTCCAGGCACGTTTGGCCAGGATCCTGCGTTGGTGTGACTGGGATAGCACTAACAACAAGCCAATCTTTTACGACGGAGAAACACATGCAAGAGAGGCATGACGAGTACATGAAGCGCCGCATGCAGCAGAGCACGCTCGGAGACATCTTCGATGCAACGCTTGAAGAAGTGAAGCGCAGCCAAGATCCAATAGACCCACCCCATTACAACAATCACGAAATAGAGCCCATCACATACATCATGGCCAATGGTTTTGATTTCTGTGAAGGCAACATCATCAAGTATGTGAGCCGCTGGAAAGAGAAGGGCGGCGTGAGTGACCTGCGTAAAGCCCATCAGTATTTGGAATTTCTCATTAAGCAAGAAGAAGAAGGAAGTCCTCTATGAATAGAAGCCAACTCACCAACCAACCCTACGGCCCATCGCTGCCGCTTTCACAAGAGATCGATGCCATCAAATACCGGCAGGACGGAGAAGACTTTTATTCCAAGATCGTCCGCATCGCAGACGGACTGAAAGATAGCGACCATCACTTCGAGGAGTTCAAGAACATCCTTCGGTTCATGCGGTTCCTGCCGGCTGGACGTGTCCAGAATGCCATCGGAGCTGCAAGGCAGACGACCGCCTATAACTGCTTCGTCTCGGGCACCATCGAGGACAGCATGGACTGCATCATGCAGCGAGCTACTGAAGCAGCTGAGACGATGCGACGTGGCGGCGGCATCGGCTACGACTTCAGTAACTTGCGCCCTCGAGGGGACCGCATCAAGAGCCTGGAAAGTCTCAGCAGCGGCCCTGTGAGCTTCATGGGTATCTTTGATGCTGTATGTCAGACCATCGCCTCCAGCGGTCATCGTAGAGGCGCCCAGATGGGTGTCCTTCGTATTGACCACCCCGACATCGAGCAGTTCATCAGTGCCAAGCACAATAGCGACAAGCTGACTGGCTTTAACATCAGCGTCGGTGTCACAGATAAGTTCATGGAGCACCTTGAGAGTGGTGAGCCGTTCCCACTGACCTTTGATGGCAAGGTCTACAAAGAAGTAGATCCACAGGCACTGTGGGATATGATCATGCGGTCTACGTGGGATTGGGCTGAGCCTGGTGTGCTGTTCATCGACACCATCAACAAGAACAACAACCTTTGGTACGTCGAGGACATCGCAGCGACTAACCCATGCGGAGAACAGCCTCTGCCTCCTTACGGCGCTTGCCTGCTTGGTAGCTTCAACCTGGTGAAGTACGTCGATAACAAAGAGTTCGATTTCGACGAGTTTGCAGCAGACATCTCTGTGGTGGTTCGTGCCATGGATAATGTCATTGACCGCACCATCTATCCACTCGATCAGCAGCGTGTCGAGGCACAGCAAAAGCGGCGCATGGGCCTGGGTGTCACTGGCCTGGCCAACGCCGGTGAAATGGTCGGGCTACCTTATGGTTCTGGTGCGTTCATGGAATGGGCTGAGCGTGTGCTCGAGACACTGAGAGACAACGCTTACCACACCAGCTGCCTGCTCGCTCAGGCAAAGGGTCCGTTTCCCTTGTGGAACCATGATGACTACTCAAACAGTGAGTTTATCAAGACGCTACCTGGCTGGCTGCAGGAAGACATTGCTGTCTATGGCACCAGGAACAGCCACCTGCTGTCCATCGCCCCGACCGGCACAATCAGCCTGACTGCAGACAACGTCAGCAGCGGCATCGAGCCACCGTTCAGTCTCTACTACGACCGAACCATCCAGCAGTTCGATGGTCACCAGGTGGAGCGTGTGGACGACTACGCATATCGTCAAGGCTATGCCGGCAGGACAGCAAATGAGATCACTGCAGACGAGCATCTCGATGTCCTGATCCTGGCCTCGAAGTACGTCGATAGTGCTGTAAGCAAGACGTGCAACGTCGGTGATGATGTCACCTTCGACGACTTCAAGCAGCTCTACTACAAGGCCTGGAAGGGCGGCTGTCGTGGCATCACTACGTTCCGCGCTGCCGGCAAACGCTACGGCATCCTCAACGAGGTGAAGACCGAGGAAGAGCCCAAGGCCGAGGCCTGCTTCATTGACCCAGCAACAGGACAAAAGCAATGCGAGTGAGACCAGACTGTACGCAATGCCGTACCCAGCCGGCAGACGTCACCATCCGCGACACAGACCACCTGTGCGCTAAGTGTGCGATGAAGACCAAGGAGAAGACGATGCCACCACCTGCATATGAACTGCGGCCACCAGGGCTCGCTGTGAACCGCAATATGTAAGGTGTTGTCTGACAAAGGCGTGACCTGGGAACCTCCACTAGTAGGAGTGTCTCCCAGGCCACTGCCCTTCATATGCCCCTTTTGACTACTTAAGTCTACCCTTAGGAGACAACCTGTTTCCAAAGCAGACCCAGGCCTCGACAACAAGGGTCATCACAGGTCTGACATGGGTCAGACATGGGTCTGACTTAGGTTGGACATGGGTCTGACATGGGTCTGGCTTAGGTTCTGTCATGTCCCGATTTGTTCTTCAAAGAATGCCGTGTCACACGGTCAATGTTCTCTAATGGCCTAATGTCCCTAGGCCATCCCCCTTTGGTCATCTGATCCGATATCAGATGCCCCTCAGTCACCAACGATTACAACGGCTTACGTGGTTCCCAGGGCTCAGCGGGTCCCATGCTGCCTGGATCGAGGCCCCCCTGGGTCTCAATCGACCTCGACTTCACAAAGTCGGACTAAAGAGTTGTTGTTGTTGTTGTTGTCCGGCCTCTTTA